GATGAACAGGTCACCCGCCACGCCCCACAGTTGCGGGTTGCCCTGCAACAACTGGCTCATGGCGTCCAGCGACTCTTGGCGCTTGGTCATGTAGCTCGGGCCAGTCGTCACGCACACGTCGTACTGGCCAACGCCAAGGTTGTAGATCTTCTTGATCACAATCCCCGCCTGGTCGACGATCTTGCGCACCGGCTGAGGTTGGTTCGGGTCGATCATCGCCGAATCCGTCTCCCCATCGATGCCGATGATGCGGGCAATGCGCTGGGTGTCGTAGATTTTCGGGATCAGGTCCACAATCTGCCGAGTGGTGTACCGAATCGCCCGCGCCAGATTGTCGACGTAGTGATAGGTGCCTGTGTCGCCCTGCTTTTCACGCGCCAGGATCGCTCGGCCAGAGCGTTCGTTGCTTGTGGCGCCCAAACTAGAGTCATACTGGCCGGTAGTGCTCTTGATGTCATCAGAAGCGCCTGCCTTGGCCTGTAGGAGCCCGCTGGAGGCCATTGGAGGCTGTGACCGTGCCGGTAGGGGCAGTACGCCGCCTGCGCCGTCTGTAACGTCAGGGTTGACCTCCAAATACGGCCAATTTGTCGTGTTTGCGGTCTTCCACTGGTTCTCATAGCCCTCAAACTGACCGCCGTACCCGATAAACGGGGCTTTTGGCGCCAGTGCGAGCATCTCAGCCTCTTGGCTGACCCAGTAGTTGTACATGCGCTGGGCGTCTTTGGCGTTGCGGATCAGCCCTGAGACGTACAGGCGACCGTCAACCTCAAATTCGTTGCCAACAACGCGGATAACGGGTATGGATTTGCCCGCCCACTCGTGTTCTTCGATGAATTCGAACCCGTTTGTCTTGCACCGCTTGATCTTCTTCTGATCCACGATGCGCGTCTTGATGGGTTTCATGCCCATCATGCGCATCTGGCGGTCTTCCGGCGAGTTCTCCATCGCCGACACGTTGCCGTGGTACAGGTGCAGCGTTGCCGGCGTGTGCTCGGTGTAGAAGTACTCCGCAATGCGCACCGTCTTCTCGCTGATCCACGGGCTCAGGCTCTGGTCGCCCACGCCGCGTTGCATCATGGTCGATATCGGCGATGCGTCGGGGAACTGGCGCTCGTACTCATCAGCCGTCAGGTCTTCAGTGATGAAGCACCACTCCGCGTCCGACCCGCAGGGGTCTTGGATCGTCGGGTCCATGTACACGCTGAACGAGTTGCGCACCCGAGCGATACGGATGTCCTGCTCAAAGCTGTCGTCGTTGCAGTACTCGGTCAGGAGCCGAATGTAGCCCTCGCCGTAGGTCACCTGGTTCTCGCAGGCGGTGTCGTAGGCTACGTCAGCGTCCGAGATGTACTCGATGTGCCGCACGATGCCGTCGAATATCTCAGCGACCTCAACGTCGGCCTTGTCGTCCACCGGGATGACTTTGCCACTGGGCCGGTTCTGCCGCTGGTCGTTCGTGACCTGCTTGACGTGCTGAGGCAGCTTGTTAATCGTCAGGCATGGCCTGGCGTTGATCGTCTGCCCTTGGACGCTTCCTCGCGTGGCCAGCACATCTGCTGGCCACTGCCATTGGTTGTCGGGACTACCTGCGGCAAATCGCAGGTCGTCTAGCTCATCCTCGCGGGACTCGCTGTAGGCCGACACAGCCATCGTAAAGCGGCTACGCATGGTGTTCAGATCGTCGGCGTTGCCGCCGGCGACTGATTTAGCCGCTTTGATGTCAGAGTTCATTTCTTTTTCGCAGACTGCACAAACGCCTTGGCTGTCGGCGCTCCCGGCGTACCGGGCTTGCGCATCTTCTCTTTGCTACCCGCCGCAATACGATCTTGCTTGGCGTTGATGTTTGCGTACAAACCGGGTTTATTGCGCATGGATGATCGCAAAGTTGATGACCACAGCCTCTAGCAGCGCGCCGGCAGTGATGTTGCGCAGCGTGATCGTTGCCGACCCTGTTAGCATACTAGACACCCAGCAGTTGTAGGCGCCTGCCGTAGCGTTGGCGCTGGCCACGTTGACGATGATTACGTCCTTGGCCGACAGCACGCTGTTGGTCAACGTAAAAGTCACGTTGGTGGTGCCAGCAAGCGATGCGGCATTCATTGTGATCTGCCCAGCGCTGGTGTTGACCGTCACGCCGGTGGACTTGCTGGTAGCCTGCGTCACCGCAGTTTGAGCAGCGGTCGAGTACCCAATTTCTTGGGTGGCGTAGCAAGTGGTGAACTCCGGGTCCGCGTAAGCGATGCCGGTAGATTGTGAATTTGACATCTAACTTCCCATCCAACTAGTTAGGACGCCTTGCGGCGCGTAGGTTTTACGAGGAGACCTGTCTACATACTCCCGATGCGCCACCGGGAACGCGAACGTCACCGCCAGCGCGTCAGCAGCATCAGGACTGGCAAGACCTCTTGAGCGCATTTCCTTCTTGCCTTCTAAGAAGATTGTACCGCTAGAGTTAGGCTTCTTGGTCGGCCCCACCAGGTCTGCCTTGAGTTGCCGATCCTCGGGTATGGATGCACTTCGCAGCCAGTCCTTCATCGTGCCCCACATCTCAGCCCGCTTGTTGCCCCACATCACCGAGTTCTTGGCCTTCCAGCCAAAGTTCACTCCGCGTACCTTATACCGTTGTTCGTTCAGTCTGTCAAGTATACCGTACCCCAGCCCGCCCTCGTCAATCACCGTCAGCACCGGCTTGAACTCCTCGATGGCGTCGATCACCCGACCGACGATGGTCATAGTGTCCTCGCCCGAGTACCGCTTGATGCTCACGATGTCCCGGCCCTGGCGCACCAGTATGACCGTCGAGTCAGCGCCGCCTCGTGCCGGGTCGATACCTATGACCACTGGCGCCGAACTGTCCTTGTACCGTGGCCGCTTCATCGCCTCATCTACCACCGTCGGGCTGATGAACTGGTCCTCGCCTGCGCTGGGAAACTCACCGTACACCTCCACCTTGGCCTGGGATGAGTCCGCGCCATACTCCGCGATGATCTGGTCGTACACCGCCTTGTCCGTATCCTCGACCGTCCTAGCGTCTACGCTGCGGGCGTTCCAGAACGCCCTCTTGGCGTTGAAACACTCAAAGAAGTACCCTTCGTTGCGGCGCGGGTTGCTGAAGGCGAACCAGTACCTGTCGGGCGTGTTCTCTGTGAAGAAGCCTGCGCCCACTTCCCATATAGGGTTTGGTATGCCGCTGCTCTCATCGAAGATCAGCATCATCCCGTCCTGGTTGTGGACGCCCGCGTAGCTGTCAGGGTTCTCGGCTGACCACAGCTTGCCCTCTGCGGCCCAGTAGCGCGTGCCTTTCTTTAGATCACGCTCGACCAGTTCAGTGATCCACTTCGCTGGCACCAGTTTGGTGGCGCTCACTTCCCACCAGTGCGAGTGCATCGCCATCGCCGCCCACTTGGTCAGTTCTGCCCAGGTCACCGACCGCAACTGGTTTTCCGAGTTTGCGCTGACTACTACGCTCCCGCCAATGCGCGTGGTCAGCATCCACAGCACCAACCAAGATACTAGGGCGCTCTTGCCAATACCCCGGCCTGAGGAGACCGCTTCCCGTAGGGTGTCCATCTGGACCTTCCCCTTGTTCCGCTGGATGTGCGCCTTGATGTCGTTGAGCACCTCGCGTTGCCATTTGCGCGGGCCTTTGAAGTTGGCCAGCGGGGTGTTCTTCTGCCCCCAGGGAAACACAAAACGTACAAACGCTTCGGGGTCATCCGCAAGCGCGGGTGACCACAACTCGACCATCAGGCGCTGCTCTTCAGCGGATGTGTAGATTGGGAGTTGCATCTTCGACGTAGGTTAGGCGAGCACGGGCTTCTTCCAGCGCGGTGATGACGCTGATCTTCTGATAAACATCAAGGCTGATCTCTTGCTTGGCAGTCCAACCGTGGACATGCTGAAGGATCGCCAGGCTGGCTTTGGCGTCGCCGTTCATCGACGCCTCGGACAGTTTGCCTGCATGCGCCATCTCAGCATCGGCTTTGCCTTTTTGCGCCGCCATCTCGGCGATGGGGTCTAGCTGACACAGCCGCCTGTATTCAACTGGCAGCATGCCGGAGGCCAGAGCCAAACTGTCGCCTTTTAGGCCCAAGCGCGCTGCTTCGTAAATCTGTTGCAGTCGCGCCTCAGTCGCCCTGATCTCCCTAATTTCTAGCGGTAGGGATTTCATGCGCGGGAGTGTATCAGACATGGTTTGTAGTACAAAAAAAATTGTTTGCGGACCCTTCGCCAGCGTGACCGGCCGGTCGCCGGCCCTGCCCCCCCCCTCTCGAATGCTGCACTGCAACATGTCCATGCCTAAGCAAACATTGCCTAGGCAATCATTGACTAGACAACCATTGCCCAGGCAACCATTGACTAGACAACCATTGTCCAGGCAAGTATGCTGCACTGCAACATGCGCCAGCGGCTGCGGCCAGTAGTCGCGTAGTCATGCTGCGCGAAGGGCTGCGCGAAGGGCTGCGCGCGGCGGTAGTCATCCCGTAGCCATAGCAGATTTAGTTTTGCGCGCGCGCTGCCGGCAGGTAGTCACGGTAGTCATGGGGTTGAAGTGCAAAAGTAGTCCCGTAGTCATGGTAGTCATGACTATTTGGGTCCGATGCGCCCCTCTATCGTCGCGCTTGACGCGCGGTAGTCATATAGTCACGGTAGTCATGACTATCCGGCAACCCCTATAACAATACGTGTAACACACTATGTAGCAAGACTCTACTACTATAGAACAACAGCATGACTATATGACTACATGCCCGGTAGACCCCATGACTACCGCGCCGACTACCGCATGACTACCGCCGCGACTACCGCGCCACCAGGGCGCTGACCCTGTTAGCAGTAGGGGCATAGACAACACACTACAAACCATGTAGCATGCTCTTACGTCGACGCAATCCCGCAGTGACGCAACCCGGAGAGACACCATGACATTAGACGTAATTTGGTCCCTGATCCTGATCGGCGCAGCTGCGCTGACAATCGCCGGCCTGACCATAGACTGACATCAACCCGACGCGGCCCCGGCCGCGTCAACCCGGAGAGCAACATCATGGGTTTCTACAAAGTTGGATTTTGGGTGCAGGGTGCTATGCAATGGTCTGGCCCGATGACGCTAGGCGCAGCCGATGACGCCGCGCGCGCGCTGAGAGACGACGGCTTGTCGTTCGTCGAGGTTCGGTTCTTCCGCGCCTAATCGTCAACTCATGGCGCCTAGGCGCCATCTAGTGGAGTAAACACAATGAGCATACTCGGTTACATCGCATATGAGGGCCCGTCGGTGATCGATGGGCAACCCATTGTTGTCATCGTCAACAGGATCGACGAAAGCAGCGACAACAGCAAAACGGGCGCGCTTGTGCAGTCGTTCATCATCCGCGCTGATGTTGCGCCGACCGAAGCGCTCAAGACAGGCGATGACGAAAGCGTGTGCGGCGACTGCAAGCACCGACCATCATTGATAGCGCGCGCAGTCGCCGAAGGTCTCAAACCCGAAGCCCCCTGCTACGTCAACGTGGGGCGCAGCGTGCGGTCAGTCTATGACGCATACAAACGCGGGCGCTACGTCAAGGCGCCGTTAGAGACGATCGCCTTAGCCTTAGCGGGCAAAAATCTGCGCATTGGCACTTATGGTGATGGCGCAGCTGCACCGGCGATTGTGTGGCATAGGCTGATCCGCTACTGCGCCGATTGGGTCGGCTACAGTCACCAATGGCGCAACATCGTCGCATCCGATTGGTCAGGCATGCTCATGGCCAGCGTCGACAACGCGCAAGAGCATGCGGATGCTAAAGCGCTCGGATGGCGTACATTCCGCGTCGCGCTTGATGAGAGCAAAGCAAGCACGGAAGCCCGTTGCCCAGCGAGCAAAGAGATGGGTCAAAAGACGACATGTAACGCATGCCTGTTGTGCAGCGGCACCAGCAAGCGCGCGCGCGATATCGTGATCATCGATCACGCCTTAGGACATAAACGGCGCGTCGTGCGCATTGGAGTGGCAGCGTGATTCAACCCGTATCCGAATTGGGATTGACATCGGCAGAGATCGAAATCCTAGAGGAGTGCGTGCAAGCGCACTGCCACGGTTTCTTTACTTGCGCAGAGATCGGCGCTCGGCCCGATATGAACGCGTTCATCGTCGGCGTGTTTGAGTCCGTTGAAGAGTACGAAAACCACCCGACTTTTTTTGCCGCCCGCCGTTACATCGCGGCGCAGTGGCCCGGGCTTGTGCGATCCATGATTGAAAGCACATAAGCCTAGTTTGTGATTTTCAGGGCATGCGCCATTAGTGCATGCCCGGATGATCCATCCGCAAAGGAGCAACAATGATAAGAGAAATTCTGTTTGCCTTCGCCCTGGGCGTCGCTGGCGCCGTTTTCCTGTTTTTCTCACTCTAAAGGGTTCACTATGCTAAACACAATCATAGCGGCGGCGGCCGCGTCACTGCGCGGACAGTATGCCCGCGACGTCGTCACCGGCCGGCAGCGCTGGAGCGGCAGCGACCTGCGCGGTAAGGCGCGCAAGTACGGGCATAGCTATTACATCCAGCGACGCAAAGCCCGTGCAGCGCTGTTTGCAGCCGGTGGCTGCATCATCGCGATCGATCACGGTTTGAACGTGTCGGCCGTTGCGATCGACGCGGACAGCTACATGACGGTTCGGGGCGTCGCGATACGTTGCGGCACGCGTTATCGTATCAGCACGATACCGCGAGTGCTTCCGATCATCCGGCCGGTGGCCAGTTGGCCGGTGGTCGCATGATCGCCCGTTTTCCGGGCAAATGCGCACGCACGGGCCGCGTTATCCGGCCCGGCGACGTGATCACGTTCACCAGCTCGCGGAAGCCCGTGCTAGTCCAGCAGCAGCACAATGCGGGCGCCGACAATGTGTCGGACACGATTCAATTCGGTGATCGCACGTTCTATCGGAACCGCGTTGGCCGGTGCGAGGATGCGCCTTGTTGCGGCTGTTGCACAATTTAAAGGGTTAACACCATGAAAACCGACAACAACGGGCGCCAATGGCGCCTAATCGATCGGCGCCCGGGCGTCGAATTGTGGCGCGCCGATGATGATAACGCCCACGGCTTTGCTGTTTGCGATCCCGGCGATGAACCCGATCACGCAACATGGTCGACCACCACGACGGAAGATATTGCCCGCAAGTGGTTTGAACCAATGATCGGCGCCTATGCCGGCCTGCGCGCCGTTTTTGTCCGGCACTATGCTGGCAACATGATCGAGATACGCGTGCCAGGCGGATTGATTGTGGTCGACCGCCAGCATTTTCTATGTTGACGGCCCTTCTCGTGGGGCTTTTGGCCCTATTGTTGGCCGCACTGCTAGATCTCTAACCCGCCGCTGGCGGGTTTTTTACTACCCGCAAGCCAACCTCTAGCGGCGCCTCTACCATATCGCGCAACTGCGACTTCGTGTATTTCGCGGCCATATCGGCCGAAACGAACACTTGTTTTTTCGTCGTGTTCGCCTTCGACATCAGCCGGCCAGCATCAGACCAACCCGCTTCGTTCAGCGCATGCATAAGCGCGCTAGGGTGAATCCGGTGCTGCCCTGGCTGCGTCAACGCGTCGCAGATGGCATGCCACGGGCCAGCGATCACGCCCATACTGAACACGCCTATGCGCGCCTCTATCTGCAATTGCAGATATTCTTCGTGGGCCGACCGACCGCGTTCGACCATGATGGCCTTCGCTTCGGTCATCGGTGGCGACGCGCCTGGCAGAAACGCCGACACGTCACGCGACGCCAGATACCCGGCAACGATAGCGTTGCCGCCGGCCTCGTACCACGCCCACATAGCGGCGCCTTCCGCGTCGGTCATGCGTGGCGCATCCGACCACACACAAAACCACCGGCGGTCGTTGCTGGGGATCGAGATAGCGGCGCGTTCGTTCGAAAAGCACAAGACCCATATGCGGTTCAAGGCGTTGTAGGGGTGCAGGCC